CGGGCCGATTTAAACAAGTCAGCCGGTGAACTCCGCGCTGATTTAAATAAGTCAGCCGGTGAACTCCGCGCTGATTTAAACAAGTCAGCCGGTGAACTCCGCGCTGATTTCGAAAAGGCTCAAAAAGAAAACCGCACATGGATGCTTGCTACGGTCATCGCCCTTTTCGCAGGCATTCTTGGTGTTGGCGGCTTCGTGGTCAGCAGCATCAAGCGGAGCTATCAAGCGTTACCGGCTCAGTCCGCCCCAATCATCATCCAAGTTCCTGCTCAAGCATTGCAGCCACCGCCGCAAGCGGCTAAGCAGCCTTAATCATCACTATTTTTATAAATGGTTGAGTAGTTTTTAATTAAACCGTTCGATTTTGTTTTTAATGTAAATCTTCCCACCGATAAAACCCTCGCTAGGGAACGGGATCGGTTGGTAGAGGGGATTTGCGCTCACCACATACACGGCGTCGCCACGATCTTGTAACGCCTTGATCTGCTGGCCATGCCCAATATTAATGAGGTAAATGCCGTCCCCATCAAACGACTGAATACCCGTATCAACGAGCACGACTTCACCAGGCTGGATTACTGGAATCATGGAATCACCACAACCAGTTATTAGTTTCAGCCTTCCCTTCTGGGGTACGAAGCCAATTAAGCTGCGAATGAATGCCTCAGTATATTCCACCGATCGGATGACATCTGGGTAATCTAGATTCACGCGGCTCTCACCCATACCTGCCTCCGCATCTAAATGTTCAACGCGGATATAATGTTGCGATATTTTTTCTGTTGCAATAGATTTTGTGGCGGTTGTGGCTTCGATTTTCTCGCCTTTTCCTGTTTCCAGCCATCGCAAAGAAACGCCCAACGCATCAGCAATAAGTCGAAGCTTTGTAGTCGTTTGCATTCCACCACGTTCCAATTCAGCAATTGTGCTGTAGCCGATCCCTGTTTTCTTGGCGAAATCGGATCTGTTGATGTTCTGCGCTTCGCGCTCTTTTCTGACTCTGCTACCGATAGTTTCCATAATTAGGAATCCTCACAGAGTTCTGTAGCAGGATGCTGTTGTTTTCCACTACAGCATCCTGTAGATTGTTGCCCCATGGACTGGAAAGCACGAATTAAGCTCTTGATTGATGGTGGTGCGACGGTTGATTCCATCGCCGCCCATATGGGCGTCACGCCTAACGCGGTGCGTGAAATTTTGGCTGGGAGAACTAAATCCCCGCGCGCTGATGCCGCTTTCCGCCTCGCCTCACTCATGCCGGACTCTCCCCCCACAGGCCACAGGCAGGAGGTGTCCAATGCGGCGTGAAGGATTTCTCGATCTAGCTGATTCCAGCCTGGAGCCTTCGTTAGGAGGGAGCAACCTGCTCATTGTGAGAGTCCCATTCGCTGGTCCTCCCAGCGTACCGACATTCTTTTGGACGGAAATATCCGGACCGGAGAATAAAAAGTTGGCGTATATCAAGTTTGAGCGGCGGCTTTTCATAAGGTCGGAATCACTGTTTGTAGCCACCGAATGGCGTCCGGCAGATTCCGGAGACTTGCGTCCAGAACCTTTTCTGCGATTTTCTGGATACCAGAAGCAGGGGTGTGCTGGGTCGAGAACCGACACCTCAACGCCAATTGCAGGTACGGGCGTCTTGTGCACATGTGGATGCAAACCCACGAAGCGCAATGCCCCCCTGTCTATGGATGCAATCCGCATCAAGGAATACGAGGCCGAAGCCGAACTGCTGCGGTTGGAAGCAGCAGCCATAGACGATCTATTAGTTAAAGAGCGTCTTTTGGCGCAGTCCAGCCTTGCATCTCTTCGCGCAAAGCAAATCGCAAATCTTTGTAACTCATTCAAACGGTGTGACGTTTGATGCGCTGTATTCGATCTTTTCAATGACATTGAATAACCCTTGGTAATGAATCTATGTATGCCGATCCAACTCACATTCGTAGTCACCCGGTGAAGGTGCGTTTTAACGATGCCGAACGCGATTTGATCAATGCGTTGGCTCAGTACAACGGGATGCAACCGGCGGCGTTAGTTCGTGCACTGGCGCTATCGGTAGCAACTGCTGCGATAAAGAATGATAAGCGGCAAGCAGACGCGGCTTGAAGTGCCTAACCAGGCCCTTTGGAGGCCCTGTGAAAATTGATCTAAGCCCTGCTGATCGAAAAATGTTTGAGCAATACACACAAATCTATGGACTGGCTTGCGTTGATGAAGCGGTAGAACACGCTGCAAAACAAGCACTAAAGGACGCTTATCTGCTACGGGCCAAGAATGGGCATTCGCCTCTTGGAGAAGGCGCGGTGGTTTATTTGAAGGGACTTAAAAAGCCCTTAGGGAATCAAGAATGAAAGCAAGCAATGACACCGTGAGCTTGACCACTGTACGCCGCTGCGGTACCGTCGTTGGTAAGGAGCCTCGAAACTCCATTGCAGCCAGCGGTTACCGCATCCGTCAATCTCGCGGTTTTTTTGTGCCCGTTCGTTTTCACGGCGGGAGGGTGACGGATACAAGACCCCGCAAGGGGGAAGAAGTCCGCCTGTCTGGTTGCAGGTTTCGAGCCTCCCGCCTTCTACGGGTGCGACGCCTCGAAACGTCTCCCCGTGGTCATCTTGATCAACCAGGAGACGTTCTCATGACGCAGTTACCTTCTGCCGTGTGTTTTTCCGGCAAATCCCTTTCCATTATCGACCGTGACGGTACGCCGTACTTGAGTGCACGCGAGTTAGCCCGCGCTTTGGGCTATGCCGATGAACGATCCGTATTGCGCATCTATGCACGTCGCACGGATGAGTTCACCGAACAAATGACAACCGTGGTCAATTTGACCACCGTTACCGGAGACAAGCCTACCCGACTCTTCAGCCCCCGTGGCTGTCACTTGGTGGCGATGTTCGCCCGTACTTCAGTCGCCGCCGCGTTTCGCCGCTGGGTGCTGGATGTGTTGGAAGGGCTGGCGCTCCCGCAGCATTCCACCACGGGAACGCTGGTGAATGACGATGTGCTCTACGCCATCTGGTTTCTGTGTGGCCAATTTAAGTCGCTGCATGAAACGGTATTCACCAACAAAGTTCCGCAAGCACTGGCATGGCTTGGGGCTAGGCAGATGAGCGGGGCGCTTTACGACCGTCTGCTAGATGGGCTGCACGGCGGCGTTGGCCCTATAGAGAAGGCCCTTGGTCCTCAGATGGAGCGGGTTGCGCAACGGGTTAGTGGAATTACCTACCACGGTTTGCGCTAAACCATCCGGCTGTCTGTCTGGCCGTACTCCTTATTAATTAAGGAGTGACTCTCAAATCACTAAACCACCCCCGCAGTTAAAAAGGGCGGGCTGAGGGGTTGGCCTCAACTCGCCCAAAACAAAGGTGAAACTCCTATGAGAGATTCTATCACGGTTCTAAAACACCCCGTAAATACCCTCGCCAAAACATGGTGCGCTGATGGCTCGGTGAAAGCCTACGACAACGCCAAGTTCTTCCAGGTGGAGCAACGAGCGCTCAACAATAGTCGCGACTTGTCTACCCTGCTCACGGAGCTGGAGAAAAACCCGCATGCCTGCGTGATTCGCGGGGCGTATGTGGGCGATGCCAAAGCCGCTGCGCTTGATACTGAGTTCCAGAAAGGAAAAGTACGGCGCATTGCCGAGCTGTACGAGGATATCCCGCATCACTGGATGCTCGTTGAGATCGACAATTTCGAGCCACTGCGCCGTGATCCGGTGGCCGATCCGGTAGGGAGCATCGGCGAGTTCCTCCACGCGCATCTTCCCTTTGGCTTCTACGGCGCAGATTACCATTGGCAGTTATCCAGTAGCGCGGGGCGGCCTGAGTGTGCAGGCAAGCTAAAAGCCCATGTGTGGTTTTGGCTAAACAAGCCGTACACCAGCGCACAGCTCAAAGCCTGGGCCGCTGTCTGCGCTCCAGGGCTGGATGCTTCTGTATTTAATACGGTGCAAATCCACTACACCGCCGCCCCTGTGTTTGAAGCCGGTGTGGCCGATCCAGTTCCAGTGCGCAGTGGCTTTGTGAAAGGCATTCTTGAGGATTCTGTATTGCTGGAGATTGATGCGGCGATCCTGGAAAGCGCCAAGACTGAAGGTAAACCCAGCCGCCAACACAAGCTCATGGCCGCGGCTGCCAACGACCCTGTGGCCGTGCGCCTTGAAGAACGCGGGTTTATCTTATCGACCGGTAAGGCGGGTGAACTCTTTATCGAATGCCCCTTGGCTAAGCAGCATACGCAAGCCTCTAGCCCCACAGCCACGGTGTATTACCCAGCGCATACCGGAGGTTATGCCAATGGCGCGTTTGTATGCCAGCACGCCCACTGTCGCGGGGTGCCGCAATCGGCGTTTCTACATGAAATAGGAATCTATTCCGATGAGGAAATGCTAGCCATGTTCGAGGACCTCACGGACGAGCCTGCCACGCTTGCCGTTGAGCGGCACGACGTGCCCGAAGCGCTGTACCTGACCACTGACACAGCGAACGCAGTGCGGATCGCCAAGCACTACGGCAAACGGCTCATGGTGTCTGCTGATCGCTGGTTCGTCTGGGAAGGCACCCACTGGGCGCATGGTACGGATGCGGCGCGCCTGCTAGCGTTAAAACTATCAAAAATCATTCGCGGCGAAGTGGAGCAATGGCGCACCAAGCGAGCGGACACGGAGAAGGAAAAAAGCAAAAACGCAAAGATCGCCGTTGCGCTGGAGGCATGGGGCAAGAAGTCGGAAATGCGCAGCACTGTAGAGGCGGCGATGGCGCTGGCCAAAAGTATGTTGGTCGTGAAAGCGGAACGGCTGGACACGGACCCCTGGCTATTGAACTGCGCCAATGGCACCGTGGACCTGCGTACCGGAACGCTCAAAGCGCATCGCCCAGAGGATTACATTACGCGGGTTGTCCTCGTTAACTACACACCCGATGCCGCTGCACCTGTCTTTAAAAAGACACTGGCGCGCATCACCTGCGAAGAAGGGCAGGCCCAGCAGCCGCTCAGTGACTTTCTGCAACGCTGGTTCGGCTACTGCGCCACCGGCTCGGTACGTGAGCATAAGCTGGCCGTGATGTACGGGATGGGCCGTAACGGGAAAAGTACGCTACTGGACCTGATCTCAGGGATTCTCGGCAGCTATGCAGGTGTAGCCGCCCCTGGGCTGCTGATGGACGGAGGCCACGACCGACACCCAACCGAGATTGCCGATCTGGCGGGACGGCGCATGATGACGGTGAATGAAACCAGCGAAGGAGGCATCTTGCGCGAAGGCTTCGTAAAGCAGGCCACCGGAGGGGACTCACTCAAGGCCCGTCATATGCGTAGTGACTTCTTCGAGTTCCGACCCACGCACAAGCTGCAATTACTCACTAACCATAAGCCTGTCATCAAGGGGCAGGACGTGGGCATCTGGAGTCGCCTAATGCTCATCCCGTTTAAAGCGCGCTTCGGCACCGCTGAAGAAATTGAGGCGGGGGCCGCCCAATACCCCATAGACCATAAGATCACTGAGAAGCTGGCCGCTGAACGAGAAGGGGTGTTGGCCTGGATCGTGGCAGGGGCTGTGGAGTGGTGCAAGAACGGGCTGAACCCTACGGAGATTGTGCGGGACGCTTCAAAGGACTATCAGACGGAGCAGGACCGCGTTACTCAGTTCATTAAGGATGAGTGCGTATTAGGGATGGAACATGAGGAGAAGATCAGTACACCGATGGGTGGCGGCTTATACCCTGCCTATACGCAATGGTGCAAAGAAAGCGGCGTTTATGCGTTGTCCAAAACCCGTTTTCTTGGCGAATTGGAACGGTGTGTGCCGAAATTTGGGAAGAGAGAGGCGCTGGAAACGGTTGAAGTGGGGAAACGCCGTAGAGTTTTATTGATCCAAGGGATTGGGTTAGTAGACGCTGGCGTATAGCATCGAACCTAATCCGTTTAAGTATGGCGAACCCGCAGATTATGCGGGTTTGTCTTTTTAGCCTAGGCGCGGTGTGCGTCTGGTCGGAGCGCCAATTTTCACCGCTACAAGCGTATTTCAGCTAGGCCCACCTATCCACATCAGATGCACCTTACGTAACCCGATCTACCTCTTTCCCAGGTATCCATCTCAACTAACTGTATAAAAAATATACAGCGTGTGCAGAGAGAAAGGGGGGAAGTGTGGTTGGAGAGGTATCAGAGGTATCGGGGATGATACCTCTGATACCTCTGTTTATGCTTTTTCCATTATCCGCCCCAACTCACTGTATAAAAAATATACAGCGTATATACAGAGAAAGGGAAAAATTGCAGTTTAGAGGTATCCGAGGTATCACCCCCCAATCGCCTATATGCGCCCGTACATCTAGCCACTGCCACACCGACGGGAGAAAGCGGCGTGAAGAATAAACAATCTTCTTTATAATCAATGGGTTATACTAGTCCCCATGCTTTTTTGTGATGGGTTAGTGTCCAATGCAAACAACATGCCTGCTGCAACGCTCCAATCCGCATCGCTTGCTGGCGCGTTTACCTTTGGGTGGGAAGCCCTGCGTTGCGGGATGTGGGGATACCGTAGGGGTTGGGGTGAGGCCCACTGTCGCTACGGGGCTGCCTGCCAGTGTGCAGGAGTTGGCTGATGTTATCGGACGGAAGCAAGCGTTAACCTTGATTGGCCAGTTGCCGCGTACGTACCCTAAAGGCCGCCGCAGCGGCAAGGTGATTTTGTATGTCCCTAAGGCTTTATCGCCCCATCACCGGCTGGTATCCATTCTGGGATGGGAGGATGCGCAAAAGCTGGTGGATGTTTTCGGTGGGGAGATTTTGCAGCCAGCCAATTGCAATTACATTGCCCGCCATGCGCGAGATTGTGCTGTTGTGGAGCTTTTGCGTAGTGGTGTGCCCTTTGATGTCATTGCCAAGATATTTGGGATCAGTGTTAGGCACGTCAGGAATTTCGCTGCCGGTATTCCCTCGCACCCGCCACGGAAAACCTGTCACAGGACGTATGCCCAGGATACACGCAGGATGAGCGGCAATGAATGTCTCAGGGACTTGTCATGCAGACCATTGGTGAAGAAGGCATTGCACTGATCAAGTTTTTTGAGGGTTTGCGGTTACAGGCGTACATATGCGAAGGCGGTGCGCTGACGATTGGTTACGGCGAGACGGGCAAGCATGTGACGCCAGATATGTGTCTTGCCAATGAGCAGGAAGCCGATGCGATGTTACGTGCTCGATTAGCCAAAGAGTTTGAACCGGCTGTACGGCGTTATGTGCGTGTGCCACTCAAGCAACAGCAGTTCGATGCGCTGGTATCGCTGAGCTTCAACATTGGTGCGGGCGCGTTCCACCGTTCGACGCTGTTACGCAAGCTTAATGCCGGTGATGTTGCTGGTGCGGCGCAGCAGTTTCATGTGTGGAAATGGGCGGGCGGTCGTGTGCAGTCTGGTTTAATCATCAGGCGTGCCGCCGAACGTGCATTGTTTGAAGGCGGTGACTGGCGTGCTGAAGAGAAGAAACGGCGTGCTGCTTTAAAGGGTCGCCGTGATTGATCCCTCGGCCATGATGTCCTGGTGGAAAGAAGCGTTCTACACGTGCCTTGCGATGGTGGCTGGGGTACTTGGCTACTTAATGCGCACGCTCGACAACGGCGAGAAACCAACGTGGGCGCGTGTGCTGATCGAAGCCAGCGCGGCTGGGCTTGTGGGGCTGTTTGCGATGTGGGTGTGTGAATCGCTGGAGTTAAGCCAGCAACTGACGGCAGTCACAGTGGGGGTGTTTGGTTGGCTTGGGGCCTCTGCCAGTTTAGACCTAATTCAAAGCTTCATTGTCCCCAAAGTGGGGGGCGGGAGAAGGAGTTCGGATGATCGTTAATACACTGCGCCGTGTGGGGCGAGGTTTGCCCAGTGTGCGGCTGTTGGTTGAGTACATGATGATTGGTGCGTTGGTGGCGTTGGTGGCACATGCGGTGCTGGCCTGGTCCGAGCGCAGTCAATTAGCGCAACGTGCGGCGCAGCTGGAAGGCCAGTTAGCGGCGGTGGAAAGCACGTTGGATGCGCAGGTTGCGATCAACACGGAGCAAGACGCTGCGATTACGCGGCTGCGTGCGTTACGGGAGATCGACAGGCAGGCGATTGCGGGGCTGCATACGGATTTGAATCGGATCACGTTGCGCGACCGTGCATTGCGGCAGCGCATCACGCATTTGGAGCAACACAGCGATGAGGCGAAAGCCTTTCTGGATATTGATGTGCCTGACGTGCTTGGGTGCTTGCTCGACGGGGGTTCCTGTCAAGCCAGTTATCGTCACGCAGACCCGCGTTGAGGTGATCACCCTGCCGCAGGGTTTGTTGCAGCCGTGTGAGGAGCCGCCATTGCCGCGTGTAGAGACAGTCCGCGACGTGCTGAATCAGACGCTGGCATGGCGTTTGGCGTATGAACACTGTGCGGCGCAAGTGCGCTGTGTTGCGGCATGGGTACAGGCGGCACAGAGGGGGCAGCCGTGGTTCTCAGATGGCTGTGGAATGGAAGACAGCGATACACCGTCGTGACCATGGTGCAATGGCATCTGATGGCTATAGAGGCGTCAAATGAGCGAATTTAGCTGCAATTTGACAGATTTTCACGGGTCCTTCCTGATGGGGGAGGCCTGCGGGGTCGAAACTCCGCGGGGTTTGCATTGTGCGTGGTGTTTTGATTCTCACTTGTTGTTTATATCGACCGATGGTTTTACAGAAACAGCAAGGAAAACAGGTTAATCGTGCAGGCCTTTCGGAGATATTCGGTGTAGCGTTGCCGACGGTTGATCAATGGGCACGTAACGGCTGCCCAGTCGTGAAACGCGGTGGACGTGGGCGGGAATGGACGTTTGACACGGCTGTAGTCGCCCGCTGGTTACGTGACAAAGCCGCAGAAGAAGCGGCGGGTGGAGCGGTGGCCGATATTGAAGAATGGAAGCGCCGTAAGATCGCCGCTGAAGCGCAACGCGAAGAGTTGCACTTGGCCGATGCAAAAAAGCAGGTTGCTCCTTTGGAGCAGGTGGAAAAGACATTGGCCCGCGTATTCGCGGAAGTGCGTGCCAACCTGCGCACTATTCCAGGGCGGACCGTCGCCCTACTACTGGGTGAAACCGACGAGCGCCGATACAAACGCGTACTGCTGCAAGAAATCGATCAGACCTTAGAAAATCTCGCGTCCTTAGACCTGACCCAAGAAGACACGGACCCCGACGAAGACGAGGAAACAGACGATGTCTGAAACCTTAGGTATAGCCGCCCTAGAAAACCAAGAAGGCGTTGACCAGATGATCAGCAACGCCTTACAGATGCTGCGGCCGCCCCCAGCAATGAAGCCTTCCGAATGGGCACAGACACGCATCCGCATTCCTGAAGGCAACGCCATACCTGGCCCCTTGCGCCTAGACAACGCCCCCTACCAACGCGAACCCATGGATATGCTGGTTGACCCGGACTGCTACCGCGTCACCCTGAAATGGGGCGCACAAGTCGGTAAAACCATGCTGGCCTTATGCGTACAAGGCTACTGCATCGAAATGGCCCCCCGCAGCCAAATGATGCTGCAACCCTCACAAGGCGATTTACAAGCATGGCTAGAAACCAAATTCTCCCCGCTGATTGCAGCCAACCAAGGATTGCAACGCCTTATTGCAAAACCGCGTGGCCGCGATGGCGTCAACAACCAGCGGATGAAATCCTACCCTGGAGGATTTCTGATGTTTGCCTGGTCCGGCTCACCAAAGACCATGCGCGGGCGCTCAGCACCACTGATTGTGTGCGACGAAATAGACGGCTACGAACGCACGGACGAAGGCCACCCGGTGAGCCTGTTGTGGCAGCGCGCCGCGACCTTTGGTGATGAACGGTTTCTTCTGGAGATCAGCACACCCACCATTGAAGGCTCCAGCTATATTGATGACGCCTACCGAGCCGGAGACCAGAGGCGATTTTATGTACGCTGCCCCGCCTGCGGATGCGAACAAACCCTAGAATGGGAACACGTCAGCTGGGTTGGACGCCAAAGCGACCCCGACGCCGATTTGGCGGCTATCCACGCCCATCAACCACAGACCGCACGCTACGTCTGCCAAGGGTGCGGCGTATGCTGGGATGACGGCCAACGCATTGCAGCCGTTCGCCAAGCCCACTGGCAGGCCAGCAAACCCTTTAACGGCCATGCCTCCTACGAACTGAACGAACTGTACTCCACCTTCCGCCGCCAAAGCGCCATCGTTCAAGACTACCTGGACAAACTCAAACACCAGGACCTACAAACATTCACCAACGTCAGCCTGGCCCGCGTCTGGAGCGAGACCGCCGAACAGGCCGACATTGACGACCTACTGCGCCGCCTTGAAACCTACCTTGCCGATGTCCCTATGGGCGGTGTCTTTCTCACTGCGGGCATCGACATGCAAACCGACCGCCTTGAAGTGGAAATTGTCGCATGGGGCATTGACGAAGAATCCTGGTCCATTCATACCGCCGTTCTCTACGGCGACCCCCTCTTAGGCGAGGTATGGGAAGCACTGGACCGCTACCTCTCTACCACCTGGCAGCACGAAAGCGGTATACGTCTATCCATCCAGGCCGCCTGCTTAGATACCGGAGGCACCTGCGGCTACACCCAAGCCGCTTACCAATACCTGCGTACTAGGACAGACAGGCGTCTATTTGGCATTAAAGGCGTTGGCGGCTGGGGCCGTCCCATCGTAGACAAAGCACAACGCAAACATTCCGGACGCAACGCACCCAGAATCAACCTCTTTACCGTTGGCGTGGACGAAGCAAAATTAATTGTGATGCGCCGCCTTGCCATCACCCACCCAGGCCCAGGCTACTCCCATTTCCCCACAGACCGTTCCCCCGACTGGTTTGCACAACTGACCGCTGAAAAATTGCGTACCCGCTACCTCAAAGGCCAGCCAATACGCCAATGGACCAAACCCGACAAAACCCCCAACGAAGCATTGGATTGCCGCGTCTACGCCTACGCCGCCCTCAAAATCATCAACCCGCATCTACCCCATGATGCAAAGCGTATTAAGGATGCCGCCGCCTTACTACCCAAGGAAAAACCGCCACAGGACCCCACCCCAGAAGTGCAACACCATACCCCCCATTTCCGCCCCCAACGTCCCCGGTCCCCCTTAAGACGCCGGAGAACATGGGCTAACGACTGGTGACCCATGACATTCCAGCACACCTGCCCAACATTCCCTGCCAAGATCAATGCTGGATGCTCATTACAGATATCCCTTGCACTCAAAGACTACCCCTGGCCCGACTGGACACTCCATTGCCTACTGCGTGGTCCGGCATCACTGGACCTCACCGCGCAGGGTGAAAACACCACCCACCGATTCGACATCCCCGCTGCGGACACCGCACAGTGGACACCCGGCGATTACCTCTACCAACTGCGTGCAGCACACAGCCCCCAGACCATCGAACTAAAACGTGGGAAACTCCGTGTTGAGCCAGACTTTGCATCGCTGCCCCAAGGCTATGACGGACGCAGCGACAACCAACGCGCCTTAGACGCCATCAACGCCGTCCTGCAAAAACGCGCCACCCAGGACCAACAGCGCTACCGCATCAACAACCGCGAACTGTGGCGCACCCCCATCGCTGAATTACTGAAACTACGCACCTTCTACGCCGTAGCCGTACAACGCGAAACACCCACCGACACCCCCCGCAGCTGGGGGAACATCGTTCCTGTGAGGTTTGTAGGATGAACCTCTGGACATGGTGGACACAGCGCACAGCCCATCCAGACCCTCCCACCCCAGACACGGCAACACCCCAGCCAAACCACCCCCCGCGGCGCTGGTATCAGCGCATGCTGCCCCTAGGCGGCATGTTCAAAGCAGGGCAGGTGGATACCAATGACCTGTGGAGCAGCATCCCCGTATCCCCGGACGAATACATCACCCAACGTCTTCCAATCCTGGTCGCACGCATGCGCGAACAATGGTCCAACAACGACCATGTCAAACGGTACATTGACCTATGCCGCCGTAACATTGTGGGCCCCCGCGGCATCGTCATGCAGGCCCAAAGCAGAAAATCGCGCAGCGGTGCCCTGGACACCGCCATCAACGACGCCATTGAAACCTGGTGGCAAGACTGGGGCCGCAAAGGCCAGTGTGAAGTCACCGGAAAATTATCATGGCGCGAAATCCAAACCCTCTGCGTAGAGACCTGCGCCCGTGATGGAGAGTTTATTGCCCGAAAAATTCATGGCACACACGCCGGACCGCATGGCTTTTGCTTACAACTGATCGACCCATTGCGCCTACCCGTACGCTACCAAATGCTGAAAACAGACCAGACCGGCGGATTTGTCCGACAAGGCATCGAATTTAACCGATTCGGAAAACCGCTGGCCTACCACTTCAGCT